AGTGGGATGTGACTACCCTCCGCATCGCTTCTTCTCCTGAAATCTTCACGGCTCCTTTTATTTCCACCCCATTGGTCACTAACCGCTTTCTGTAATGCTGATTGATACGGATTTTTAGGAGCATCACCTGTAAGATATTGCTCACCATTAGCATATCTTCTAAGGTCAAGAGAATCAGCTCTGATATAAAGATTACCCGTTCCAGAATCAGTAATGTATGAGTGATTACCTGTGTGTTTGATTTCTAAGTCATTACCTGCACCAAACCTTGCTGAGCTATTATCGCCAAAGTCAAGACCATGAGAAATTTCAAAGTTGTCGTCAGTTGCGTTCCAAGTTAGTGAAGCATCTGTCGTTGAATTAACAGCATCTTGTATGGTAATACCAGCGCCATCAGCGTTAGACGAGGTATCTCCAGCACCATAATTAAGAGTAATGTTTTTATCTTTGACATCTAGGTTAGTAGTATCAATCGTTGTGGTTGTGCCTGAGACTGTTAGATCGCCTGAGATAGTAGCACTGCCTGTTATGGCTACACCTGATGAGGTTGTGGCTAGTTTTTCTGAGTTGTCGTAATAAAGAGCAGTTTCAGCATCAGTAAGTCCTTTAAATAAAATTTGACCATTTGTAGTAGTTAAATATAAATTTGTACCTGCTAGTGTTAGATTGCCTGTACCATTATCTTTAACGTAACTATGACTACCATCGTGATAGATTTGTAGATCATCACTTGCACCAAGTTTTATTTTCTTACTGTCAGCTAAATCTATATCACCTGCAAAGGTTGCATTACCATCTTGAGTAAATTCTAGTGCATCTACAGGACTTCCTAGATTTTCTGATCTAATTATTAACTTGTTAAGATTTCCACTACCTGAACCTTCGTAGAAGAATCGCCAACCATATCCTGCACCATTACCTCTATTACCAAAATAAATTGCAGCATCAGCACCATCTAAGTCTGAACCCCCTATATATAATTTGTCGGAAGTTTGTGCATTAGTGTTACCACTTCCAAGAATTGTTTGTCCAGATGTTGTGACATTAACGATATTATGCAAATGCCTAGCTGAGCTTATAACATTTGTAGAACCTATTTCAAAGTTGCCATCTGCATCAAAGCCACCATAATTGACAGGTGTACCACCTGAATCTACACCTTGAAAAACTATTGCACCTTTGGCTGTGTTATTCCTAGCCCTAATATTTAGTTGTGTGGTTTGGGTAATATCAGTAAAAGTATTAGTGCCTTGATCGTCTTGTAGTTTTAGTAAAGGTGGATAACCAGATGTACCCCCTGCTGTGGCGATCTTGATGCCAGTAAACTCTGTTAAGTAAATTGAGCCAGATTGTGTTGTCGCTGTAATTAGGTCATCTAAATTAATACCATCTAAGACAATCTTATTAGCATTAATCGTATTCTCGACAGTTAAGTTACCTGAGATATTTAGGGTTGTGCCATTCCATGACAGCTTATCTTTTAACGAAAACTGTCCTGTGTTATCAAAGTAAACAGCCGTATTAGTATTGTTGAATGTGCCTGTGCCATGATACATCTTAGTAGCATCAAAGCTAAAGCCACCGATAGAGCCTTGCCCTATATCTACTGTAGTGATTGGCGCTGTGGTCACAGCAAAGGTTAGCTCTACAGGATCGGATTCTGTGCCTAGTGAATTAATAGCAGAGACTTTAGCAAAAAAACCTGTGTCAATATTTATGCCATCTAAATATATTTCAGTAGCTTTTACTCTTTTATCAAATCTAGTTTTAGAATTAGAATCAGATAATATCTGCACCCTAAATTCAAAAGATGGGTACTCAACAGAATCAGACCAAGTTAATTTAGCTGGTTCACCAGTTGTAGTGTTCTTAGCTACATAAGCCAAACTTGTCGGCTTCACTACCCTAAATGGGTCTGGTGGTGTTGGGTTAGAACCTATATCTTCTGCTGGTGGGTCTTGCCAACCATAAACACTAGCCTGATACTCAACAGCGCTAACCTGTATATTCAGATCAGGCATGATATTCATTTGGGTAATTCTGTATGGCTCTGTAGATAAATTAAGGTCTGAACTTGTGATAGTTATAACCTCACCTACCCTAGCCTTTAACACTTTAGGTGTGGCGACAAAGGTTACACTTCTATTGTTTCTTGATCTGTTTAAAATAGCTTCTGCATGGTTGTAAGCCACTCTTTGGTTAGTGACAAAAGGAAACTGCGCCCTATGCTCTAAGACTTCATTACCATCATCAGACAGCCCATCTGTAACCACAACTGTATCTGCTTCGTACTTCTTAGATGAGTTATAGAACTCTACTTCTACTTTGTTGTACTTTTGTTCTTTGTTTTCTAAAGCTAGTTCTAAACCACTTTCTAAAATGTCATCTTCGTCTAAGCTAACTACTGAGCTTTCTGTACCTTCAACATCTAAAGAATATGTGCCGTTGGTATAAGTAAAAATACCACGCATATTAGCAATTAAATCCTTAGTATTTTCTAACACAGTTTCGTCAGTATCTATGACAGCATGACACTCAAAGCGTGGCTGTGTTTCTGTTATTGTGCCTGAAGTTGTTGAGGTTATAGCAGTAGTAACAGCACCCTCATCCATCAACAAATAATAGTGTTGAGCATAAGAAGTAGCTGTATCGCCATCTTCTCTAAAGATAGTAGAATCTTTATCTAACACACGACCACTAAAGTAAGTCGTGCCACCACTAGCAAAAGCTATAGTTGTGCCTGTTTTAATCTTATGGAAGTCAGATTCGTTTTGTAGTTTAACTCTATCTGTGACAGTAGAAGCTGATAAGACTGGCACTGAAGTATGACTGATAGTTTGCACCCCAGAATCACAATCATTAGCTGCTGTGTTAAATGAAGTGTCGTCTAAGGCAGAAGTGGCTAAACCCTTACCATACTCGTCATTGGTTAGGTAATCTCTCAAGCACATAGCTGGGTTGCTAGAGTAGCCAGTCGTAGATGTTCTAGTGTCTAAGACTTTCTTGCCTTTAACCCTAGCTGTCAGATTTGGTATGCCTGTAAACATACCCTGTGTATCGTATTCAAAGTTAGCTGCTATATAAGCTATACCTGAAAGTTTGTGGTCTGCTGTCCAAGAATTAGGTCTAGAAGTAGCACTGCCGTCAAAGACATGGAATAACATTGGGTCGGCTTCTTGTGAGCTAGAACCATGATGGATATTAAAGACCATTCTAGGGTTATCGCCACCAGCACCACCCAAAACATTACCTATATCAGCAGTGTTTTCACTAGCTACTGTGCCACCAAAGTAGTTACCTTCTTTTCTAAGTGTATAACCTTGACGATAAACCGAAGTATCGTTAATTGATCTGCCATCTATTCTAAGATCGTCAATATCATCAACTTCACCAACAGCGATAGCGTAAACCACAAACAGCTCTTTTTGATTGACTGTTTCCATAAAGACAACTGTTCCTGCTGCCCTTCTTGTGCCGTAGATCACAGGTATGCCGTCACCTGTGCCGTATTTAGTCAATAGTATCTCTTGTCCTTTCTTTAGTTTCTTATTAGTTCTGTGCGCTTGTATGCCCTGTGCTGCCATAAGACTAATCTGGATAGCAATTTGATGTTCTAGGTAAAAAGTTTCGATTGCTGTACCAATAGCTTTAAAAAACTCAAACATTATCTACTCCACCTCACATCTTCGTTGACTTCGTGGGCTTGGTCTAAACCCTTATCGCTAGAGTAAACTGACTTTTGTGATTCACCAGTAAACTTACGACCTTTGACAATATCCCAGTTGCGCCATTGGTTAGCTAACTCTAAATTAACAGCAAAGCTATCTTTGGTTTGTGCTAATGATGCTGAACTTATACTGCCATCAAAATACAAATAAGCATCTAATAGGTTTTCACTAGCATCTAAGAAAGCTACATAGATTTGCGCTGCTTTATTAACAAAGTTCTCACCTTTGAATATGTCTCTAGTAGCAGTAGTGATATTTTGTAAAGACACAGACATATTCTGATATTCAAGTGAGCCTGTTTCTTGCACTTCTTGTATATCTAAAAAGTTACCACCTGCTTCATAGGTCACAGAATCATACACAAGATTCTTCACATGATTGGTAACAGTGATATTGGTTGAGGTGCTTAGTTTTAACAGATGCACAATCCTCACCCCTTCTTGTTGGATATAGGTTTGGATATTGGAATTGATATTCCTTGCCACTATAAGACCTCTCTAACATCAAAAGCTAGACTAAACAAACCAGCAGGATCAGTAGAATAAAGCACATCATCTTGAGCTAAAGCTACTGTAAAAGATGGTTGATTGACTGTGACTGCTTCATTGTTGACTAGGGCTGCTTGTAAGGGTGGCTCTATATCTACGGCTGCTACTTCACCAGAGCCGTTAGAGCTTTCATCTGCTGTGACCATATAGACCTTGTTATGATTAGCAAACTTAATTAGATCACCAGCTTTTAAGACACCTGTTGTTGAGTTGCTAAAACCATCTAAAGGCACTTGAGTTGCGCCTATCGCTGCTGTGCCATTCACTGCTATATCGGTCTCACCTTTGTCTGCGCCTTGATTTTCTAAAGGATATTGAAAGGTAAAAGTGTCAAAAGAACCTTTTTGTTTTATCAAAAAAGCATAAAAAGCCTGGAAATCAGATTGTTTCATTGGTGGCATTTGCACACTAAAG